ATTTCATTCTCACAATAGCGAAACGTTATTTATAATCATTCTAAATATATATACGATATATGATAATTGAAATAATTGTTGTAGATTTGCGTAAACTAAAAATATAAAATTATGGAAACAAAAAAACATCACTACAGGAATGTATTTAAAAGCGACCATTTAGGAAGCGCAGACCTTGAGGACTTATTAGAACGAGGTAGTAATCTAATTTTTACTATTACACACGCTAAACAAGAGTTAGGTGTAAAAGTGGCGGGTAAAAAAATGGATGCTAATATAGTCTATTTTAAAGAGCCAATTAAACCAATGGTTGTAAACGCAACTAACGGTAAAATACTAAAGTTATTTACTGGCAGTTCATTTGTTGAGGATTGGAATAATGTAGCGGTTGAGTTATACATCGATGAAAATGTAAAAGCAGTAACTGGCGGGACTACACAAGGTGTTAGGATAAGACCTATTCAACCAAAATTAAATACGGTTAAAAAGGACTTTACAGAAGCTAACTTTTTACCAGCAAAAAACGCAAACGCAACAAAAGAAATGATTCAAAAATCATATAACCTAACCGAAGAAGTTTGGTTAAAATATCAAACGTATGTTACAGCGTAGTGATGATTGGTTTAATGCTCGTAAAGGGCGGTTTACCGCTTCTGAAATTCACAAACTAATGGGAGTTAAAGGGCTTGGATTAACTGGCGAAAGTTACTGTTTTGAAAAAGCCTCTGAATTAGTTTTTGGATTAGATGAAGAAGATAATTTCACTTCTTATGATATGCAAAGAGGCATAACTTTAGAACCGTTGGCGTTTAGAAAGTTTAAAGAATTAAAAGAGCCTTTATTTATTGAGGTTAAAGAAGCAACTTTATTTCCTTATGGCGAAAACGCTTGTGCAAGTCCTGATGGTTTAGTAGGTAATGATGCGGTGTTGGAAATTAAATGTCCTCGTTCAACAAAGTTTTTTAACCTTATTGCAAAAGGATTTGATGCAATAGATAAAGAATACTTTTATCAAATGCAGTTTCAAATGATGTGTACTAAATCAGTTAAAGCACATTTTTTTAACTATATAATATTTAATGGCGTTGAAATGTGGCACGAAATAGAAGTTGACCGATGCGAAGAAACTATTAAAAAAATTGACGAACGCATTAAAGAAGCAACGGTTTTAAGAAATGAATTTATAAGGTATTTAATTAATAATAAACAATTTTAAAAATGGAAGTATCAGGAAGATTAAAAGAATTAAACCCAAAAGTACAAGTGACAAGTTCCTTTGTAAAACAAGAAGTGGTTGTATCCACAGAGGAACAATATCCGCAGTTTATTAGCATAAATTTTGTGCAAGACAAATGCGATTTACTAAACAGCTACAAAGTTGGAGACAACGTAAAAGTATCGATTAATTTACGAGGTAGAGAGTGGGTAAATCCACAAGGAGAAACAAAGTATTTTAACGATATTCAAGGTTGGAAAATTGAAAAACTTTCTGAGGCTAATAACATCGAAGTAAACGAACCCGCAAATCTTAGTTCTAAAAAAGAACAAGAAAGTGACCCGCTACCATTTTAATCTACAACAATGAAGATAACACTCGTAAAACAACTCAACTCAACCTTTAAACTCGCTTATGATAGTGATTTTGAACAAGCAAAGAAAATCAAAGTCGGGGAGTTTTACGAGTTTTCTTATTCGATGCCACGAAATTATAAATTTCATAAAAAGTTTTTCGCGCTTTTAGAGTTGGTTTACCAAAATCAAGAAGTATATTCAAATAAAGACGATTTAAGAGAAGATTTAACAATCGAGGCGGGTTACTTTAGATTGACAGAAAACATCAAAGGACAAACTGTTAAACGTGCAAAAAGCATATCATTTGCTCAAATGGACGAGGCGGAGTTTTCAGAGTTTTATTCAGCTATTATAAATGTAGTTGTTAACTGGCTTAAAATTGACAAAGAGGATTTAATAGATAACATACAACAATATTTTTAAATGCAAATTAAACCTAAAAAATGTAAAGGTCAAGGAATTGCAAACGGTTTTATCGGTTGTGGAATTGAAACGTTAAACCGAGAACACGGACTTTGTTCAAGTTGCCGTTATGAATTTTATATGACAGATGAACGTGGTAAAATAGAGTTTGCAAAAAGAAAACTTAAAGTCACTTCAGTTAGAGAAAAGGCATTTAAAAGCGATTTAAGGCAGAAACTTAAAACAAATGCTAATTATGTTTCTGAACTACAAAAAGAGATTAATACTATAATTAGATTAATCGACAAAGGCAGTCAATGTATTTCTACTTTAAAACCTTTAAATCAAAAGTTCGATGCGGGACACTTTTACAGTTGTGGAAGCAATCCGAGTTTAAGATTTCATTTAGATAATATACACGCTCAATCGGTTTATGCAAATCAGTATTTAAGTGGTGACCAAATGAATTATTTAAATGGTTTAGAAACTGTTTACGGTACTAATTATAGGGACTATGTAGTAGATTTAAAACGTAGATATCCTATTCTTAAATTAACTAATGATGAATTGAAAGAAAAAATAGTAATTGCAAAAAAAATAGTTAAAGAATTGGTTTATAATGCTATGAAATTTAATTCTCCTAAAATGTTTGATTCAAAAGAAAGGTTGTATTTAAGAAATGAATATAATAAAAAACTAAATATTTACAAGTAAAATGTTTTTTGTATTGAAAAATAGTTTATATTTGTGGAGTTACGCTTCGACATTATAGTAACATTAAGAATTTATACAACCCAGTATTAGAAAAGGAAGTCGAAGCCCTTAGTATAATATTGGGTTTTGTATTTTAATTAATAGTTTATTGGTATCTTAAAACCTCTATAATTTATGGCAAACTTTGAATTAAGATTTTTTTGTTATACAACAAAAGAGGATTGGATTAGGATTGATAAAGGAATAAATAAAGACCTTGTATTAGTAACGAATCACGGAAATAAAATAGCTCTTATCACAATGGATAAATCTACAGCTATTAAATTTGCAAAAACCTTACGGACCGAAATTAATAAAATTACAGAAAGTGAGGTAAGTAATGGCGGAAAATAAAAAGTCTTTTGTTTTATATTCAGATTCTTTTGGATTAATAAAACAACTACCTGACGATGTAGCTGGTAGATTATTGAAACATATATTTTCTTATGTTAACGATGAAAATCCAGTTACTGATGAATTATTGGTAAATATTGCTTTTGAACCTATTAAAGCTCAATTAAAAAGAGATTTACAAAAGTGGGAAACTCAAATGGAACAACGTAGACAAGCCGGAATAAGAAGTGCAGAAGTTCGTCAACGAAATGCAACGAGCGTTAACGAGCGTTCAAATTCGTCTACTGATAATGTAAGTGTAAGTGGTAATGTAAATGATAGTGTAAGTGATACAATAACTAAAGTTATTGAAATACCAACATTTGAAATTTTTTCTACCTATGCGAAAGAGAAAGAACCAAAGGTAAACATAAAAGCATTAAAAAACAAATACGATGCTTGGGTTGTAAATGGTTGGAAAAACGGAAACGATAGACCAATTAAAAACTGGAAGTCTGCATTATTGCAAACTTTGATTTATATAGAAAAAAATACTAATAACTCTAATGGAATGGTTTACTAATGGATTACAGAGATTTTAACATAGATATTCGTAGTAGTAAAACAGCCGGGGAGGTCCAATGCCTTTGCCCGGAATGTAGCCATACACGAAAAAAGAAAACAGATAAATGTTTATCGGTTAATTTAGATAAACAAAGTTGGTTTTGTCATCACTGCGGGTTTAAAGGGAAACTATTAGAAACTATAGAAAAAATAGAGTACATTATACCGGAATGGAAAAACAAAACGGACCTATCAGAAAATGTAGTTAAATGGTTTGAAAGTCGTAAAATATCACAAAAGACTTTAAACGAGTTTAAAATAACAAACGGTCCTGAATGGATGCCACAAACTCAAAAGGAAGAAAACACTATACAGTTTAATTACTTTAGGTCTGGAGAACTTGTAAATATAAAATACAGGACCGGAGCAAAGCATTTTAAATTACATAAAGGAAGTGAACTTATATTTTACAATTTAGATTGTATTTCGGACCAAAAAGATATTATTATTTGCGAGGGAGAAATAGACGCTTTGTCATTTGTTGAATGCGGTTATAAAAATGCAGTATCAGTTCCGAACGGTGCAAACATAAATACAAATAATTTACAATACGTAGATAACTGTATCGAATTGTTTGACGAAATAGAAACTATTTATTTAGCAACCGATAACGATATCCCAGGGCGTAAATTAAGAATTGAATTAGCCGAAAGATTTGGTATTGAAAGATGTAAGTATTTAGAATTTGACGAGTTTAAAGATTGTAATGATTTACTAAAGTCTAAAGGTAAAATAGGAGTGGACCTATGTTTGAAAAATGCAAAAGATTTTCCACTTGAAGGAGTTTTTACTATTTCCGATATTGATTTAGAAATAAACGATATGTATGTAAATGGATTGGACCACGGCAAGGATACCGGAATGTATGATTTTGACGACCATTTAAGATTTTCTAAAGGATATATTACAACAATAACCGGAGTCCCGGGACACGGTAAAAGTGATTTTTTGGACCAATTAGCTTTAAAGTTAAATATAAAACACGGTTGGAAATTTGCATTTTATAGTCCGGAAAACAAACCTACACGTTTACACGTTTCAAAGTTGGTCCGGAAGTTAATTGGTAAAAAATGGTTTGGAGAAAATAGATTATCGGTCCAAGATTTAGAAAAATCAAAACAGTATTTAGATAATAAGTTTTGGTTTATTAAGCCGGAGAAAGATTTTACGCTTGAAACTATTTTAACATCTGTTAAGGTCCTAAAGAAAACAAAAGGTATCGACGCTTTCGTTATTGATGCGTGGAATAAGTTAGAGCACAAGTATGGTCAAAGTGAAACTAAGTACATAGGCGAAAGTTTGGATAAGATAGCTATATTTTGTGAAGAAAATAACGTACATTGTTTTTTAGTAGCACACCCAACAAAATTATCAAAGAATAAAGATAACGGATTATTTGAAATTCCTAACCTTTATAGCATTGCCGGGAGCGCAAATTTCTACAATAAAACCGATAATGGAATAACGGTTTACCGGAACTTTGAAACCGAACAAACAGAAATTTATATTCAAAAGGTTAAGTTTTCGCACTGGGGCAAAATAGGTAAATGTGATTTTACTTATGATTTAAACTCTGGGCGTTATATGGATGATTGCAATAACGGACCACAATATAGTTGGTTACCGGAAATAAAGCCAATAGAAGAAGAAACAACACCATTTCCTATGATTGCTTTAGAAAATGTAAAAACGGTATTTGAAGAAATTAATTTTAATAAAGATGAAGAAGAAAGCGACGTCCCATTTTAATTTAACTTATGAAGAACAATTACAGACTTCTGCTTGGCTAAGTAAACGAGCCGAAATAATGCAAAGGGATAATTTTGTATGTAGTAAATGTTTGTGCGATAATTTAGAAGAACGGTTAGAAGTGCATCACATTGCTTATTATCCAAATAGAAACGCTTGGGATTATCCTGATTATCTTTTAGTAACTTTATGCCGTGATTGTCATCAGTTAGAACACGACAATAAAAACACAAGTAAGGCAAAAGAAATAAAGGATTGGATTGTAAAACTTTTAACTAAAAAGTAAATGAGGAAAGAAAAACAAATATCAATGTTACCACTAAACACCCAGCTTAAATTAGTTGCGGTTCATAAAGTAACAATGGAATCATTTGATAAAATCATTTTGTACTCCGAATGGTTAGAGTTTAAAAAACATAAAGATTATAATTACTATACTTATCAGATATGAAAAAAGCGACCTTAATAAGTCGCTTTAGTTTTTAGTTGTGTTGTTGGTTAAACGAATAAAGCAAAACAATCTACTTCCTCATCAATCCAAACATTACAATCTGCTAATACTTTTAAATCATCCTCAATTAAAAAAGGTAACGCTGTTTCTACATCACATAAATATAAAGTATCGTGTTCCGCACCACCTATAATTGATTTACAATCATCATAAGGAATACGAACCCTTAATAAATTTATAGCGGTTACATCGTGGTCAATACCTTTTGTTATAAATGACTCTTTTGTTTCATCATCTAACGCTTCTTCAATTTGTTCTCTTGTTATCATAATATATTTATTTAGTTATTAATTACTCTTTAAACAGTCGATAAATCTTTTTAAGTCCTCTACTACCAAATTAAAATTAAATTCGATTAGAAGGAATATAAAAGCTATTTGAAGCTGTTTTGTATCACAAGCGATGCCGAGTGCAAAGTTTCTTGTAAATCCTAATTGTATTATTTTTTGTTTCATAATAGTTCAGGGTTTTCGTAAATGTTTCCGATTACTTCATAATGGTCGATATAGAACGATAAATCAAAAGTGTTTCCATTACCAGTTAAAAAAACAAGTCTTGGCTCTATGTACTTTTGAGT